CCACCACCCAAATATGGCGCCACTTTTCCGCACTCACCGTTTGGTAATACATGTAATTATTCCCGGTTGACTGGAAGTTTAATGAATCCGGCATAAAGTATAGTCCGGCAGCGTTTAACCAGCGGAGGGAACAGCATGAGCAGTCGTAAGCAATTCATTGGCGTGTTGGTGCTGATCTTTATCGGCAGTTTACTGCTCCTGGAGTCGCTGGCCCGGCTTGTCCATCTGCTTTTTGTGGGTTAAGCGGTTTTTCACGCTGCGCTAAATGTTTAGACGCCTGCACGCAGTCCTCACCTGAGACGCGCGTTCAGCGCTACAAAATTTCTGTTTTTTTGCCAGGCTTACTAAACGGTTATTTTATAAGGAGTGAGCCGATGAAAGATTATTACCGTATCGACCTCGAAGCATTTATGCAGAATAATGCAGCACTGATCAATGAAATTAAGAGTAAGGCTCCGGCCTATGCCGACGAACTGGGCGTAGAGACAGAGCAATATATTAACCGCGAAGTAAAGCAGGCGCATCTCGACTATATTCAGAGCCTCAATGTGCGTGACCCTTATGAATATTATGTCGCTCAGCATGAAGAGGATCGCTACCTCGCAGACCAGCTGATCGCTGCGCACCGCGCGGCACTTCATCCAGCCTCATAAATGCATAATTGCCACACCCGGCGTGTGGCAATGTCCAGCCGTGCTACCGGGTGATCAGAAATATCGCCAGCATGAAGCCAACAAATAGTCCTGCAAAGGTGAGAAAGCCGGTGCGGCGCGTTTTGGCCTGCCCGACAATCGCACCGATAAAGATGCTGAGAATTGTCAGCGTGCCAATCATTACCCAGAGAAGATAGTGCGTACTTGCAGCCATACAGAATCCTTATTAGCGGCAAAAAATGATGCGCACTCTTATAACATTTTTCAACGCGGCTGGCTGCTGTTTAATAACCTGAGCTTCTGCTGGCAAGCGCGATATCCGGTGCACAGCGCACGGTTTGCAGCGCTTCAAGCTGCTGTAAGCGGGTATTAACACGTCGCGTGGCGTTGGCCTTTGCGATACCGTTGCCGGTACCGAAATCACCAAAAAATCCCAGCACCGTCAGGGTATCAAATTTTCCGGTTGCGGCTATCTGCTGCTGTACGTTGTGTGCCTGTACAATTTGCGCGCGCAGCATGGGGCAGTCATAAGCATGGACTTCTGCATCGCTGACTTCAGGCATCTGAGGATACTGCTTAAGCACACAACCGCTGAGCAGGACGACACTCAGCCAGACCATCTTTCTCATTAGTACTGCCTCATGTTTATCATTAGCTCATGATAAACCATGCCTGAAAATGCAATGTACTGATTAAACGCCTGATAAGTAGCTAATTTGACGCAACGCATTTTCTCCGTCACTACGCATCAACGTATCAAAAAATAAATAATATCCCGACAATATAATTTCTTAGTTAAACGATATTATTCCAGTAAATATATACCCGCAACCAGAGTGCCCACGGTGATGATGTGTAATAGCTCAGTCATAATAATGCTCTCCGGGATTCCTTAATATTTACAGTCAAGAACAGGGATCGCTATTCGTCAAATATGGTCAGTTTCGATAAGCGCAGCCGATGGCAGAAACGCCAGAGAGTGCTTAACTGTAAGAAAGAACACGAGAGGAGAACGCGATGAGCCTGACCACATTAGCTACTTACCTTGAGCTAACCGAAGATGACCTGCGAGAAATGGGCCTTGAGCAAGCCGATCTGTTTACTGACGAAGATAAAAGCAGTGGCGAATCACAATATTACTTTAACGTGCCGGACACCACGCCACAGCGTGTGCTGGGCAAAAAGGGCTGGTCGCTGGGCGAGCGAGTGGACGTGCCGGCCAGCGTGGTGACAGCAGATTAAAAACGGCAGCGCCCCCTGCCCGGCCAATCTTGTGCCAGGCTTAATCAGTACTGGAATGTTGCATTCATGAGGGAATAAAGATGAAAAAGGTTGTACTGGCTTCACTGATGATGGCGTTTAGCCTGGGTGTTTCTGCCGAGGAAGGCGGTTTTGAGGGCGGCAAAACGCCACCGCCACAGCAGAAACAGGATGCGGGTTACAAGGGCTCTGAAGATACCGGGCAGACCCATATCAAACAGATTCGTGATTTTCGCCAGGGCGGTTATGTCACGCTTGAAGGGTACATTGTTAAAAAGCTGAAAGGCGACAGCTACCAGTTCCGGGACAGCACCGGTACGGTGACCATTAAAGCGAAAGAAGAGACATTCAAAGGTAAAACCTTTGATGCTAAAGATCAGATACGTGTCAGTGGCAAAGTATATGGCCGCGGTGACAGCACCCACATTGAAGTGATGCGTATCGACCTGCCTTAATCCTGCCTTGTCCGAACGCCTGTCGCTGTAGAGGTTTATGCAGCGGCAGTGCACATTCTCCCTCTATTTCTTTTAAGCGCCCTTATCTTTTTCGACTGAATAAGCTGTATTGCGTGCGGCCGTCATAAACGGCGTAATTCTTTCGTCTGCTTTTTAATTAATCCCACCATTTCGGTAACTATTGCAGAGCTAAAGTCCTTTTATTTAGCGAAAAAAAGACCCAATACGATTCCTGTTTACTACACATAGGGATATTTCTATTATCTATCAACAGGATAGATAACAAAAGCACCCCTTTTTAAGGTTGCAACACTTACCATTGCACATCTTGCAGATCAAACAGTTACCAATTTATTCGGATCGTGTTCGGACAAATTTCGGTATTCTCAAATCGTCGGCCGGCTATCTTCGTACGTTTCCACGATGCCCCACGTTTGTACGCCGATCACCGTTATCTCCTCCAGTACCTCTCCTTCAAACGTATCGCCATCCTCGCAGATGATGTAATCGCGACCCAGTAACCCAAGCTGGCAGATGCCGAACGCCTCAAAGTAAATCGTGTCGCCCACCTTTGGCCGGATTGTCCGGTCGATAATCGCCGCACCCTCACAGGTAGGAACGTGGAGCGTTTCAGATGGCCGTGACAGGATCAGCATCGGACTACCGGTAGGTCTGACACTCTTGTTGTGTATGCCGGCGAGAGCATCTCCCGTTTCATTGACCACGTATTCTGCACGCCCTGACCTGCGAACCATAGATTCCCCTTCCCGCTGTGATTCAGGCCATCCATAACGCGCATCAGCGCCTCACTGTTAGCCTGTGGTTTATATTCATCAAAGAGATTGAGCTGAGCCACGCCCTCGCTGTAGAAGTCACCCAGCATCACGCCAGCCTTCATGTAGCGACGACCTTCCAGCCAGATGCGATCCAGCGCCTCTATGGCAACGCGAATGATGTCGCGAGTATCGTTTGTAGGGATGATGAGCTTTCCGGTTGCCTGGTTGCCGTAAAACACTTCACCGACGGCGTGCGGACTGGTACGGACGAACACAGCTATCTGAGTGCAGAACTGACGCTCACCGCGCAACTTATCAGCGGCCCGGGCGGCAAAGGTGCAAATGGCTTCCCGCATGTCATCGTAATTCGTGATGCGGCTGCCAAAGGAGCGGGAGCAGACGATTTGCTGCTTGGTGGGTGTGAACTCTTCAAGTTGCAGGCATGGCTCACCGCGTAGCTCTCTGACAGTACGCTCGAGCACTACATTGAAGTGTTTGCGGATGGTGTTGGTGTTTTGCTCTGAGAGGTCTTTCGCAGTCATGATACCCATGGCGTTGAGTTTTTTGCTGATGCGCCGGCCGACACCCCAGACATCCTCAACCGGTACCAGAGCCATCAGCTTGCGCTGACGATCGACATTTGACAGGTCCAGCACGCCGCCAGTTTTCGTCCACTTCTTAGCAGCATGGTTTGCCAGTTTGGCGAGAGTTTTGGTCTGGGCGATGCCGACACCAACGGTCAGATGGGTTTCTTTTTTGATGCGGGTTCGAACGGCGCGGCCAAACTCTTCCAGCGGCATATTGCGCCGCATGCCGTCCAGGCTCATGAAGGCTTCATCGATAGAGTAGATTTCGACTGCCGGCGCCATATCCTCCAGCGTCGTCATCACGCGATTACTCATATCGGCGTAGAGCGCGTAGTTGGAGCTGAACACATGGATGTTATGCCGCCTGAATTCATCCTTCAGCTTGAAGAACGGCGCACCCATTGGCACCTGCAGCGCTTTGGCCTCCGCTGAACGGGCAATGACACATCCGTCATTGTTGCTCAGCACCACTACCGGCTTTCCCCGCAGGTCAGGCCTGAATACTGTTTCGCAACTCGCATAGAACGAGTTCACATCCACCAGGGCGAACATCACACACCGCCATTCGGGTTGAACACCTGAAACAGGCGCTCTTCACCGTCAATTGCTGTGATATCGCGGAACGTCGTGGTGTGCATCTCGATCCACTTATTGGCCGCACGAAGCGTGTAATGCCAGTTTAAGCGGTCAAGCTCATTGATGAAGTCGAGTGTGCTGATGGTGTAACGGCCGGCAGCGTCGCGTTTTACCGCCTGCCGGAATGCAATCATGATTTCGTAGTCGCGTGGCATGGTCAATTACCTCCCTGATAATTACTGTATATAAATACAGTAATATCGATCGGTGAAAATGATCAAGCCGCTGCGTTTGGGGAATTTGTCAAGATATTGTCAGCAAAGGAGTTTTAATCTCCACGCTCCGCTTTTAACACACCGGCCCGGCGTCTACGCTTAACATGCCTTTAGGCTACACACAATGGAGCATATATGGATGTCTCACCAAAGTTCGTGGTTGCTTTAAACGTAGTTGTTGCGATTACCTTAGCGCTGGGACTTGCATGGCAGCAAAGCTGGCTTTGATAAAGACCCCACCCCGTAGCCACCTCAGAATGGCGCGGTACATGTCTGCCCCGTCGCCGGGGCTTTTTTATGCACATTTCACACTATGGGTTGCACTCTGATTCACTCTGTATAAGATCGGACAACTCTTAACTAAAGCTTAACGCTATGATTAAAATATTCTCACGCTACTTTACTGTAGGCATCCTGAACACGGCCATTCACTGGGTCGTCTTTAGCACCATACTCTTCAATACCGGTGCCGGGCAGTCACTTGCCAACTTCGGCGCTTTCTGCGTTGCTGTTACCTTTTCCTTCTTTGTTAATGCAAGGTGGACTTTCTCATCAGAGGCCACAACGCTGCGCTATTTAATCTATGTGGTGTTCATGGGTGCCGTAGCCTCTACGGTTGGATGGGCTGCCGACAAATGCAATTTGCCGCCGCTTGTAACACTTGTGACGTTCTCCGCAATTAGTCTTATCTGCGGTTTCCTTTACTCTAAATTCATCGTTTTCAGGGAAGCAAAATGAAAATATCCCTCGTCGTGCCGGTATTTAATGAAGAGGAGGCTGTTCCACTCTTCTATGAAGCCGTCCGTCGTGAGCTGTCGCAATATGAAGTCGAGATAGTCTTCATAAACGACGGAAGCAAGGATGGCACAGAGGGCATTATCAACGCCTTGTCAATTTCAGACTCGCTTGTTAAGTCGATTTCATTTACGCGCAACTTCGGGAAAGAGCCAGCGCTTTTTGCTGGGCTGGAGCATGCTACCGGTGACGCCGTAGTGCCTATAGATGTAGATTTGCAGGACCCTATTGATGTTATACCGCAGCTTATAGAGCACTGGCAGAATGGTGCTGACGTCGTGCTAGCAAAGCGGACAGATCGAAGCACTGACGGCCATATGAAACGTAAAACGGCCGAATGGTTTTACCAACTGCATAATAAGATTAGCTCCCCCAAGATAGAGGAAAATGTTGGCGACTTCCGCCTGATGTCTCGTGAAACAGTAGAGCATATTAAGCTCCTTCCGGAAAGAAACCTGTTCATGAAAGGGATACTGTCTTGGGTAGGCGGGCGTGTCGATGTGGTTGAATATACTAGAGCTGAGCGGGTCGCTGGTACAACCAAGTTCAACGGATGGAAGTTGTGGAATTTAGCTTTAGAGGGCATCACCAGCTTCTCTACTTTCCCTTTGCGGATGTGGACGTATATTGGCCTTGCTGTAGCGGCGCTATCATTCCTGTATGGCGCATGGATGATCGTGGATAAAGTTATATGGGGGAACCCAGTTCGAGGATATCCGTCAATTATGGTTTCTATCCTTTTCTTGGGTGGAGTGCAGTTAATTGGGATAGGTGTGCTGGGTGAGTATATTGGGAGAATATACATTGAATCCAAGCAAAGACCACGCTTCATTATTAAAGGCAGGGTTAAATAATGATTAAATTAAATTTAAGGAAGATGGCAATTCCATCAGGAATATTATTTCTTATTTGGCTGCCAGTTTTGTTTGCCTCTAGGTACTACATGGATGATCTTGGCAGGAGTGTTCGAGGATATTATGAGTGGAGTCCGAACGGTAGGCCTCTTACAGAAGCCTTATTTTGGATATTTTATCAGGGAGGGAGGGTTTTTGATGTGTCTCCTCTTTTTCAGGTTATGGCTATCCCTGTAATGGCTGCAGCCTCTCTGCTGGCACTAATAGCTCTTAAAGTTAAAGTTGATAGGTTCAATTTGATCTCTTCGAGTTTGTTATTTTTATCTCCACTTTACTTGGAGAACTTTTCTTATAAGTATGACTCGCTATCCATGGCATTATCCTGCCTGTTCGCCACAATGTCATTCTGGCTATCTCAAAATTTCAATGAGAGGTTCAAATATTTTTTAGGGATAGCATTAGGCTTAATGTACCTAAGCACATATCAAGCTTTTATATCTGTATATTTAGCGCTAAGCATTGCATTATCATTAAGAAGCGAAAACCTATTATCATCAATTAAGAAAGCAATACCCCTTGCTGTTTCTCTATGCATTTCTTACATAGTATACTCAAAGCTGATAGCTGCAACATTTGTTGTTGGAGAGTATAACAAAGTACACAGCCAGATATCTCATGATCCATCAGTTTATTTATATAACGTTAAAACCCTCTTCCTTTTTGCCTATCACTACCTAAGTAATTTCCAGGGGGTGATGATGTCAATAATCATCCTAGTATCGATATCGGTATTTTTAGTAAATAGCTTCATATCATCTCCACTTTTTGGTATCTGGAAAGCGTTACTAGTTATATGCTTGGTATTATGTCCATTTATTGTTTTCTTACCTCTGCAAAGTCCTGTTTACTACCCTCGCGTTTTTGTTGGGCTCGGTGGAACACTGGCGATTCTGGTTATACTAAATAGCAGCTCAAAGAACTATACTAAATTCATGTATCCTATTTTGTCGGTTTATATGATTTCTATTTTTACTCTTGCGTGCTCATATGCTAACGCATCAAGGGAGATGGATAAATATGAGTCAATTTCCGTAAAAAATATTATAGAACGCATAGATCAATCACCTGGTAAAAAAGTGGCCTTATTTGGAGAGCTTTATAAGACTGGAGTGACTAAAAGCATTTCAGAGTCTAATCCTATGATTGAATATATGACACCAGTTTATCTGAAAAATGAAAGTTGGTGGGGAAAATTGCAGCTTAATCAGTACGGCATGGATAGAATATATGTAACAGATAAAGATGAAAGGTTTTCACTGCAGCGTGATCTTTGTAAAAAAGGAATGACAAAAAAGGGATTCTATGACCTTGGGGATTATTTAGTTGTAGAACTCAATGACTTGAAGTGTTAGATGTTCTTCGTCTAAAGATGTAGGATCTTCATGTCATATATCTGATATTTCTTGTAAAAAAGGCCGCTATTGCGGCCTTACCTTAGTTGGCGCAGTTAATTATACCAAGAGTGTTATCTGCTCGCTTAACCCAAGCTACCGTTTTATCTGTTGGTGTTGATGTGCTGGCCCGGTACCATGTAAATCCATTTGGAACAGTGGGAATGTAAGTAGGTGTTATTGAGCTTACACCCTTGCTCTTGTTCCATCCAGGAAATTGTGGTAGCGGGCAAACATTATAAGGAGTAAAAAACGCCCCGCCGACATATAGACCCAGATTGCCAGCTTTGGATAAAATTGTGCATCGACAATCCTTGGATGGGTCAACAGTACCAGAAACTCTATACAACCTCCAAGATCCGGAAAGCTGGGTAAACTTAGTAGTATCCTGATATAAACTGTTGGTGCCATCGACATTGCCTATAAGTATCTGGTCAGGCACGCCATTAATAAATATTGCTCCACGTACTTTACCAGTTTTTGACACCCCCAAAGAATAATTGAAGTACGAATCACTCCCACCTCCGGATGTATTTGCTGATCCATAGAATCGGCCGCTCCCTGAAGGCTCGGTGGCATCAAGTCCTACATAAAAACCAGCAGTTCCAGTTTTAGTCAATCCAACAGGTATGCCATCCCCCCCAATAATGCTCCAGTCTGCGCCTTCACACATATTTACAGGTGATGCAGATATAAAGTCCCCTCCTGCCTGCGCTGTATCACCGCCATCTATCATTAGTGCCGAGTTCATTATGCCTAAAGTCTGCCAGTTCCTTTGATTCACTCGGCCACCTATGACATTCCAGTTCCCGACTATTTTACCTGTTCCTGTGACCTCATCGTACCACCCGATGACAAGATTGCATTGATTAGGTGTGGATACATTACTAAGTGGGTTAAACGAGGAACCAGTTGTGTCTAGGTTAATAAATGTATTTGCGTGGCATTCATATGTTCCAGCACCAATAGATAGTCCTGCGCAGCTAGTTTGAATGAAAGTATTATGAGTTATAAAACTGTTGTCAGGAGATAAAAATAAGCTGCCTCCTCCTGAGGTTGACCCAATATGTGTATCTATAAATGTTGACCAGCTAGATCCGCCACCCCAGTTCATGATTGCAGGGTCAGGCGTGCTTAAATCACCTGATAACTTCACGGTGTCAGTACAGCGAAGACGCTCTACTGTTATATACATAAACCCTCTGAAGTGACAGGACTTGCAAGACAACCCCGAAACTCGAATAGATTTTGCGTGAAGTACAACAAAATCACCGTCCGGTATGGCTCCTATGCAATCCAAGTCACAACGGATTATAAAGCGCCCAAGTTTTTGGTGGAGCCCAGTTAGCTTTGTCATGTCCACCTTGTAAACACCAGGGGGTATATATAATGAGCGACGCTGGTCTCCGTATTGGACGAATCCTAAATAATTACCATTAGCTGCGTCTAAGGCCGCGCATAGCTTGGCGGTAACATCAGTTCCATCAGGGAATACACCAAACTGTGTAACAGAAATCCTGTCATTCAAAAGAGATGAGATCTTTGTATTCTGTTCGCCGGTGTAGCCTTTTTTATACCCTACCAGGGATGCCCCACCGTCTGATGAAAGCATTGTTCTTAAAACACCATCACCTACACTGATCCAGGCGCCTACTCCCACCCCGCCAGACGATGATGGGCTTGAGCCAGCAGCTACCGTTTTTGGGAGCCCACCATCCCAGCGGTAATACTCTCCGTCGGTTGTGTCTTTCAGGATTTGGTTTGGCAGGGTAAGAGTTGCGCCAGCCTGAAACGTGCCTACAGGAATCCAGCCATATTGTGCGATAGCCTGTTGTGCCAACCAGCGCAGGCCCTCGATTGTGTAATGCTCATTACCAAATCTATCTACGTAGGTGTTCACCAACGAGGTAACAAACTCGTCAATCTTCCCGGCGTTAAACTTGAGGTCGCGCGGTGATTCACTCGGAACTGCATTCTGTGTAGGTTGCGTGCTCATATTTTTCCCATGACGATGCGCCGCTAAAATTAGCGCTGATTTTTGAAGTTATAAAAAAGCCCGCTAGTTGCGGGCTTGTTCTATTAGGCTACATCTGCGCCGTAAATAAGGTGCCGTAAAGCTTTCACACCTTCGGCGTTGTATCTGAACGCCTCAACCTGCTTGTCTGAATGTTTCGATTTGTCGATGAAAAACTTGCCGTATTTTTCCGTCTTGATTCCATTCGCGTTGGCAATGCGGCCTACTTTATTTGCTGTGCTTCCGATCTGCTCTGCAACCTCTCCTGCTGTCATGTAATGCTCTTCAATGACCGGCAGCGGTATTGCGTTGAAGCCAACAATGGGGTTAATAATGCTCGCCGCCGCACACTGTTTGGCTTCAGGGGCAAGATTCGGCATCAGGTCAAACAAATTAGTTACTGCCTCAACAGTCATTTTAAGGGTTCTGGCCTGTCGATACTCAACCAATCCGCTTGCTGACTTGCCTCTTGTAAAGTGTGCTTCCTGCATTGACTCCAGCTTATCGACGAGTGATCGACGTACTGCCTTAGATTCGCGCGCCGCAACCCTTAGCGCCTGCTTTATACCCATGCTGATGATGTCGATATCAGCACCATTCTTACGACCTACACTTTTTGTGTAGGTCTCTCCCTCAAGCTCATCTTCTATTTTTTCAATGAGCTTGTTATTCCTGATCGCCGGTTCGCCGCATTTCTTCCGCGCATCGTTAACCATTGCAAGCAGAGACTGGCTATCGATGGTTTTCTCCGTGACAACAGATCCCGCCACTGCTAAAGTAACTTCAGTCATTTAGAAATCCTTCTTTGCTTAGTTGGGTTTTGACAGTAAGCCGCCAGCTGCACACTGGCGGTTTTTCTTTATGCGTCACTGCAATCTCTCCTGGCGCAGGAACGGCAATACCCTGCTCCAGTTGTCATCCTTCCATGGTTGATGTTCGATGTGTTCCACTTCCCTCTTGATGATCTCTCTCGCTTTCTCCAGCGTTCTAGGGTACTCATGCGTAATCGAGTAAAAGTGTCCGGACATACGGTGTTCCGCAACACGTAGCAGTGGGTACACCTCATTGCATGCATTCATCATCACTGAGCTGGCGCGCCATAACCAAGACAGGTCACAGAGCTCTTCATCAGTCAGTCGCTTAGTCAGTGGAGAATTGGCAACTTCTCGATCCATAATATCCAACACCCAGCGGCGAAACTCTTTAGCTACCGGCGTGCGGGCAAACATAGCCAGAAGGTGTGCCACACGAAGAGAGAAAACACGAACCTTCAATCGGCGAGAAGATCCGCCAATCCCATTGGTCACTGATTCAATGACCATTGTCATTCCCGGTGAAAACTCGTCGCTGTATTGGTTGTACAGGTTAGTCACAGACTTGGTGCTGCCGTAATGAAGTGCCCTGGCAACATCAGCGGATGTTAACCAAACGCCATTCATATCTGATACTGGCGTCAGGGTGACACCGTGGAAATTCATATCTGATTTAGCTACAATGTTCATGTTGGTTTTCTCGCAAAGGTTAACCGGCAAATTAGAGGCCCCGACTGTTAGCGCAGCTGGGGCTTCGCTGTTTTTACTGAGCATTCAATCTTTCCTCACGCAGGCTTTTAGCCAACCTCTGCACAATTGCAGAGTTAATTGAGATTCCATCCATCTTTGCCATGCGGCGTATTTCTTCTTTCATGCTTTCCGGCAAGCGCAGCATGAATTTGTCGCTTTTTGTTTGGTTGTAAAGCGTATCCATAACCCCTCCTAGTAATGTCACGGTGACATGATGTCAATGTGACTTATTTTACTGATAGTGTCAATGTGATATCATGAAAATATCGCAAAACTTTTTTAGGTTGCTTATGACTGAAAAGCAGGTTCGTGATTTCGATAAGTTCATGCTTCGGCTGCCTGAGGGCATGAGGGATATGATTGCTAATCGAGCCAAAAGGAATGGACGATCGATGAACTCAGAGATAGTTCTCACATTGATGAAAGAGTTCTCAACTGAGGGAAAGCCAGATGCATGGCTCGACGCCCTAATGAATTCTTTAGAGCTAGTTGATACTTCAAGCGAGAGAGGAATGGGGGTATTTAATCGTGCGGCATCCTCTGCAATTAGGGAGATTAATCAAAGGATTGAAACTGAAAACTCCAGGCTTTCTCGGATTGCTGATGCTTATGCCAAGGTAATAACAGAGACAAAATAATCCTTATGAGATATTGATTCCATACCAAATTTTCTAAGAGCTGGCCCAAGTAAACCAGCTCTAAAACTAAGCCACAAGCACTCCAAACCTGCTGATTTTGATGGAAATCGCCATCAATCGTTAGCAAGAACATAACTCTATGCATGACCACACGATATGCTAAAAAGGCCAGCGCAAAGGCTGGCCTGGTGTCGGATAAAGGGTTTGTTAGGGGTAAATCAGATCGCTGTATTCAGATAGGGTGAAGGACGTTGTGCCATCGCTATTGGGTTTCTTCTCATCCACCTTCCATAGCGTGGCATCCATCTCCTGCTGAGTAGCAATAACGTAGCGAGAAGGCGACTGAACTTCGTACCCGTCATAGATATTCAGGCTAATGGCTGGAATGTCAGCTACGAACCCAAAGCGGGTATCATCTCTTGCTGAGGCCATGTAACGCCCTGAGGTATTGCCAAGGCTGTCGGTAACGGTAACGAACATTGTGCCGCTGAAAATGATAGCCTCGCTCGTTTCAAAGGCATCACCCTGCCTGCTGACGATGTAACCTGACTGCTGATTGATGTCATACGTGTCGGGAACCTGAACCATATCCCCTACCGAAACATACTGTCCGTCAGCGAGCGTTTTACATGTCATTTTCCCGCGAGAGTAGATGAGCTTATTCGCCTCAATTATTGCCCTGTCTCGCGCCTGATATTCGTTCCGGCTTCCGTTGAGAGTGATTTTCAGCGGAGATTCTGCTGCCTGCTCTACGATGCCAGCAGTTGTAATGCGATATCGTATGTACGTTTTCTTGTTGGTCACCGGGCTGACGTACTCGACCTCCACACCGTCATAGCCGCCGGGCATTGTCATCTGATACGTCAGCTTGTATTCGTCTGCTACCATGTTGGATCGGTTAAACGTAGTGGCCGGATAAGCGACCCTCTCATCCCTGACGAATGACAGCACGCTGTCATCCCAGAAGGCGACAACCCTGGCGGCGTTACATATGGTCTCCGCCCTGTTTCCCAGAGAGATATCTTCATCGTCAAAGGTGTAATCGAAGTAGCCCAGCCTGGCATCAGGAAGCGAGCCCGCAATATGATAGAGCGCGTAGAGGTCTATTGAGCTTTCATCCTGACCAGCTATTACCAGCCACTCATGCGCCAGAGCGTCTGCAAACGATCGGGATGCCCTGAGCGTGTAATCCACCTTTCTGGTTGCCATGTCATAACTGATGGTGTGCCTGGTAATCAGCGCATTGTATTTACGCTCACGGACGCCTGTTGCCTGCTCGGTGGCCCGAACGGTTACCCTGACCAGCGTGTCATCCGGATGCACCTCATTCTGCCTGACCCTTACAGCATGCACTTCATTCAACTGCAGGACGCTATTGTCATTGCTGTTGTTGCGGCGATAAATCTGCACAGCATATCGACCATAACCCGCCGCAGGAGTTATCTTCTGTGTGCGATAAATGCTGTCTGCGCCGCCACTGTTGTTAAGAAGAGTACCAGTGAATGACTGGGTGGTTCCGGCGACAGGATTATTGCTGGAATCGACCCTCCAGATTGTCCCGGTGTAATCAGCGTAATCACCATCACCAAACTGGCCCTGCAGGTGAACCCACAGCTGATCTCCCTCTATAGGCGCAAAAAACGGGCCCACAACCAAAGGCTGGTTGTCATAAAGGATGAATTTGGTGTTGTTGATGGTTGCGTTAGATGGCGTGGTCTGGACGTCACTGCCGGTCAGGTTGCTGAAGAAAAAATTGTAATAGCGGACCGGATTAACGGTTGCACCATTATCTGTAATCGTTGCGTTGAAAAGTGAAGCATTTACCCTGATGTCTTTAGTGACAGTGCCGCTGGCGGTGTTATAGGTGACATTAACAACAAATGTCACCGCGTGCGGCTTGCTCAGATTATAGAAATAATCGAAGTCAGACTGGAGACCGATTTTCATCGTCGCCTGGCCGCCAGAGAATTGCCCTGATATCACGCTGTTTGCTGTCGCAGAATATGCCGGGAAACTGTCGCTCTCGTTGGGGCCTGGAATCTCCTGACCATCAACGTCATCAAATTCAAAGCCTTCGTAGATTACCGGAATAACTTCTCCCGGCCCGTAAATCTGGTAGCTGGCACCTGCAAGAGAGCCCAGCGTAGACTCAGAATAACGCACGCTCTCTACCGTGTACTTGCCGATGCCAAAATTCATCCACTCGGTCACGTATTTGACGTTATTGATAAACTCAAACATGGACTGCTGTATAAGGTCCGGGTAAGCCCTGACCTGGCCGTAAATGTCAGGGCGCGCCTGATAGGTGCGCGCAACGTTCGTCTGGCCGGTCAGTTTATTGTTAGGGCTCTCTTTAGAGTTAGTGTCTGCAACGGAGAAAGATTGCTTCGGCATCAGGAAAGACAAGACTTTGCTGACCACTTTGAACACAGGGCTCAGCACATCCCCAATTACCCCTTTTGGCTGATCGAATACCTGAACCCGATCGCCATGCTTCAAAGCAATACCAACTTCATCATCTGGCTGCAGCTCAACGCCATTGATGACGACAACCACATCGCTGTGGATATCTGCATTTGTCAGCCATTCTGACAGCATAATCCCTGCGCTGACTTCAAACCTTTCCTTCGGCGTGCCAGGTACGCTCTGCAACTCAATCAGCGGCATAAACCATGTACTCCACTCGGGTGAATATTTTCTCGATGGCTGCAAGCCTGTCGCTTCTTACGGCCCCGCTCTCACCACGGCTGTGCAAAGCCCTTCCATTAATAACCAATCCAACGTGTGACCTCTGAGAGCCTTCATAAGCAATGAAAATACAGCCCTCCTGCGGATGCTCTGATTGACGCCAGAAAACCACCTCATCGGTGAAGCACGTATGGAAATCGCATTCCGCTTCATAGCCGGGAGAGTGGTGAATTTCTTTGCCTGCAACATGCCGGTAGTAAAGGACAACTAATCCCCAGCAATCGCATTGGTGAAACGTGCACGCCCTGTTTGCCCACGGCACACCTATCATCTGACGTGCGAATTCATCAGGCCGTAACAAGGCCAGGCCAGTCTGCCGGGTCATATAGAAGCCCCACGTTTTTATTGAGTGGATTAGTAATGGACAGAGACACGTTCACATCAGAACCATCCATGCTGCAGTCGTTCACATACAGCAGCCACCGCTTCAGGAGGGTGGTTTTATCGGCGTCGTAAAGAGCGTATTCAGCCGTGATTGGCTCAATTCTGGCGTAGCTTTTCCATGCCTTCAGGCTTTGCTTGAAGTCCTGCGCGAGGCGGCTGAATTTGAGCGTGCTATCTATCACTGGCGTGCTGCTTTGCTGGCTTTCAGTCAACTCGAACCGGCAAGGGATAAACTCATTACCGGCGAGAGTCTTGGGGAAAACCTGATTGTTTACGATACGGATATCACCAAAGGTCGAGTGGTGGAATTTGATGGTTTCGTATTGAATGCGATTGGGTCTCTGCGCTCTGATTTCGCGCAGTGTAGGCATTAAGGTAATCTCGGTAAGGTTTCCGGGTCACGACCATCTGGATAGCCGGTTACGATAATATCCAGCCAGGATTCCCATGGCGGAGGCAGTTCAATGATAATGTCGTCATATTCATCATCAGCCGATTTAAGTTGCCTGCAGATGACGTCACCCGACCAGATAAACACGCTGCCGCTCTGACTCCACGTGGGATAAGCAGTAAAATGCAACTCCTGGATTTCAACTCCGCTGTCACCAGTTCCGGTGCCAACCGGCATTGAAAACCACTGGTTGCCATTGTCCAGATACCGCGGACTCCTGAGCCATTGCATGAAGGCTCGATGCTGTTCGCGGGTGAATATCCACGTCAGCGAGAACGATGTCTTCAGGTCATCGGTTAGTTTCTGAAAGATTGGCGCGCCAACCTGGGGCGTTTCCGTTCTGAATCCCGTGTCGGTATTGGGTGATTTCCCGCTTTTTTGTGCCAGTGGCAGCCACTCAGGATAAGGTATTGCCATCAGCCGCCTCGCGCTTTACGTGGTGCATTATGGAAAGAAGATATTGCCTGGCTCATCTTGCCGCCGTTGGAAATATCCATGATAAAAGCGTCGATAGTGAGCGTATTTCCGTCCTGTGATGACTGGTAGTCGTAAGAGTGATCACCTGATGCGTAGTCATTGAAATTAACAACCACATTCATAGCGCCACCTGACTGCATGTCCTTATTGCTGATCACCTTGCCGTTATCGCCCGGTATCATGTACTGCTTACCAGTGCTGGCCTGGTATATCTCAGGTAGGCCGCTTTCACCTACCTGGTACATAGAGCCAGCCGACACCGGGCCGCCGTTTTTACGCGCTCCAGCAATTGACAGAGCTTGCGCCATACCGACTGTTGCACCAATGCCTGCCTGCGCCGGCACCGCGTTAGCGCCTGCTGTGGCAAGAGAAGTCATCGCTGCTGCCGGAGCCATGGATGCTGCAATTACTGCCCCCTGAGCAGACGCCACACCTGCCGCTGCGGTCATACCAACCTGCCCCATAATCACCGACTGCAGCCAGGCCACTCCCATCTGGACAAAGGAGTTAATAACGCTGTTAAGTACTGAGCTAGCCAGGCCGCGCATGGCATCGCCAACGGTTTGGGTGCCACTCAAAATACCGGCTATCGCACTGGACGCGTTGTTTCCCAGAGCATCAAACGCGCCGGCAGCAAGGCCGTTAATTTCACTTTGCTGTGACCACTCCTGCCACATGGCATCAAGGCGCTGCTGTCGATATTGCTGCTCAATTCCGCTCCTGACAGCCTCTGCCTCAGCTATCTTCTGGGGGTAAAGTTGTACGTACTGGTCAAGTTGCGCCATCTGTTGCTGATAGGTGTTATCTGCTGCAGATACCGGGCTTACTTGCCCTTGTAGGCTGGTAAAGTTCTTTTGTGCTTCCTGCTTTTGTTTTTCCGCTTCAGCCTGAGCTTTAATTGCTGCAGCATTGTCATAGGCTTTTGCCGCATATTGCCCAGCCAGATCTATTTGCTGCTGAGTTGCTTTATTACCCAGGCTTTGTTGTGCCTGCAAGATGGACTGCTGGCGTGACAACTCGCCTGTAGACTGACCTGATAACTCAGACTTCTGCCGGAGATTATCCAGTTTCTGCGCTATCCCATCTTCTGCAGATGCAAGTCGTTTAGATGCCTGCTCAGCTTTCTTTTTCGCTTCGGCATCCGCCTCTGCTGCCGCTACTTGCTTACTGAGAGCAATTGCTGACTGCTTCTGGTCTTCGGTAAGGTCCTGCTGAGAAATGGCATATTCAATTGCCGCCTGCTTTCCTTGCTTCAGCGCGATAAGTTGCTGGTTTAACCCCTTGGTCAGAGAATCAAAGTTGGCTGTCTGAGCCTCTGTTTTCATCCTGCCAATACTGGCCTCAAGGTCTTTTACGGCCTGCTCTGCTTGCGCTGCTGATGCCCCAGCTTTTGTCAGCTCGTCCCGGAAGTTTGCAAGTGCAAGACGGCCTTCGTCTGTAGTGCTTTTCATTGTCGCCAGCGACTGGGAGATCCGCGTTACGTTATCTGGCGTTGGGTTTTTGGCAAGGTCGTTAAGCTGCTTAACTAATGTGAATGCTGCCTGCTCAGAAATATCAAATTTGCTGGCCATCATGTCGACGGTTGATAGCAGTGTTTGTGTGCTTGACCTAAAGGCTGTCCCAGCATCATTTGCCTGTGCGATAGCTTCGCGGAAGTTATCGGATTTGATGTTGAGGGTTTCCAGCGCATTGCCAGCTGCGGTTACACTTGCGACGCCACCTGAAAAGCTCCGCCACCAGGATGACTGCTCCTCCGCAATGTTGGAAATAGCCTTACGTGCGTTTTCTACTTCTGCTGCGTATCTCGCAACTGCAGCATCACGTAACTGCGTTGCTAGCGCTGCGTTCGTGGCGGCGAGGCGGGCATAGTCATTTGAAAGGGCTGCAACGCCCTGGCTATTGATTACGACAATCTTATTCAAGTCTTCAGCAGCTGCCTGAAGCTCCTTCATTTTATTGCTGCTGCTTCCAAGCGCGTTCATCAATACGCCTGCAAGCACGGTGCCGAGAGCGATAAACGCACCAACTACAGCGCCACCCGGGCCGAATGCGCCAGCTAATTGCGATCCCTGCTGGCTAAATGCAACCAGAGCAGATTGGCCGCCTTGCACCTGCACGATGAAGTCCTGAATCTGGTAACCAGCTTGCTGAAAGCTGCTGCGAAACGACTTTGATGCGTTTGATGCCTGGTTAACAGACTGAGCGGTTCTGGAGAGTTGCGTATCAAGGGAAGAAAATGACTTGTTCGCGCTTTCGGCTGTTTTACCCATTACGCTTAGAGCTTGTGACGCTTTCTGGTTCGCAGTTATCATCTGCGTTGTGTCAATCTCAACCTCATAAACGATACTTCCAACGTTCTCTTGGCCTGCCATTCAGCTTTCTCCGGGCATACAATATCCCGCCCAGGCGGGGTAATTGGTTGTATTACAGGTAGACAAATTTCACTCAGTATTGAAAAGGAGCTTGCATGAACGCAAAAATTTACATGGATGTCTTCACATCCATAGATGTGAATAGCTTTGTCATAAAAGCATCTCAAACAGAAGACACCACTGGTGCCGTTCTCCGAGTGCACCTTTTATGCGAAAAAATGATTGAAGCTTGGGTATGTGCTGCGACAGGTTTTGAGCAGCTGTTTGACGACGATGGCAATCAGCTCTTAATGGAATGCAACACGAAACTGAAACTGGCTAAAAATACAGGAATGCCTGAAGGAATTTACAAGGCCCTTAAAGTTATAAACTCCTTAAGAAATGATGTTGCTCATAACCCATCTAAACAAGAGATACCTGATGGAAGGATTGCTAGCATCCGAAGCCATCTTGACAATCATTTAAGCTCAGTAGGTAGAGCATTGACGGCCAAGCAATACATCAACACCTTCAATGACAAGGGAGATGAACTTGCATTTGTAACATTTGACAGTGAAGAGCCAAGTAATAAATTAAAGTTATGCTTAGCTCTAAATATTATTGTTGGAGAAATGACAATTGTCGTTGCTTCTAAGAATAAGGTGTGGGACAACGACTTTAGGCAAAAATAGTCCTCATTGAACTGGCGTAGAGGCAATCTTTGCCAGCCTCTTCGCCTTTTTAGCAAGATAGTCATCTGCCACCTGGTCATACTCTTCTCGGGTGAAACCTTTCTGGTCCGGGTATTTGGAAGCGAGTAACTGCTGAAACTCAGTCATAGTAAGCTGTTCGGCTTCGGCGCGGCTCATGCTGAAGTGATTCCTGGCCGCGTTGATATAGTCGAACGTCTTAAATTCCTGCACCGACTGGCCTGTTTCATGACGCTGCAGCTGACGAACTTTCGCCTTTCCAATGATACCGTGCGTAATCAGGGACTGGGCAATTGCCATTATTGGAAAAGCATCCATGGCTCCCGGCTTCATCAATATTGCTCTCCGGCCGGTTTTGCCTGGTACATACTCGCCAATGAGAGGGGTCACATCACGATCACAGCACGCAGTGAAAATCGTCATTGCTGCCTGATGCGCGCGGCGACCATAGCTTGAATTGGCGATGTGTTCAGCCAGCCACGCAGGGATAGCTCCGTAAGCCTCTATGGCTCGCTGCAAGAGTGGTGTCACCTCATCGTTATGCAGGTCGTAAAATGCCTGAACAATCTCCTGTGGCTCGCCAATGCGCATCATGTTTGCAAATGACGGGCGAAAGAAATAATCCTCGTCACCCACTGTAATCAGGCATTCGCCTATTTCTTTTGCCGGGGCCATGTTTCCTCCAGAATCATTATCAAGGGCAGTCGAAACCGCCCTTTGTAATGCTTATGAAGCAGTTACAGTCACTGCTGTTTGCGCCGTTTTAGCACCGTCATTGGTGGTAAACGTTGCAGTACCGGTACCAGCCGCCACACCTGTAATCAGGCCGCTGCTGTTGATAGTGAACTTAGTCGGATCGGAAGACGTCCACACACCGGTTTTGTCTGTCGCATCAGTCGGGGAGACTGTCGCTGTCAGTTGCCGGGTTGCGCCCACCACTACAGACGTGGTCTGTGGCGAAACGGTGACGCCCGTTACGGCTACCGTATCCTCATCTTCAACCTTGGTCACTTTAACGGTTGTGCCGTCGTACACCTTGAACTCAGTGCTGAATGTGACGATGTCGTTAGTGCCACCATCTGTGCTCAGCGCGGTGATAACCATGTAGCCCTGAAACTCAATCGGACCCACTTCAACGCGCACCCAGATGGATGGCTGACGGCCCGCGCCAATTTCAGTAGTGAAGTAGTTTACGAAATTGCCGAAGCCAAACTGGTCCAGACGATCGCGTTTACGCACTTCACCTTCAAAGCTGATAGTGCCGTCTGCGTTAGTAGTGATGTTCTCTACCCAGCCGCCAGTATCATCAGCGTCTGAGTTGGTCGTGTTTGGCGAGAAGTCCAGCGTCTTTGACGTGCCGGCAGCCAGAGATTTCCAGTCTGCTTCCGCAGGCACCGTATCCGGGCAGCCTAACGCCACTTCCAGCACAACGTTACGGCCAAACAGCTTGCCGTTTTCGGTTGGGCAACCTTGCATAATTGCTTACCTCATTTCAGATAATAAAAAAGGCCGCACCAGGCAACCTTGTTTGAGTGTGTGTTGCTTACTCTCCATAGAGGCAAGCGAAAAGCAGCCGGTAAACCAGCCTTCCTTCTGCTGTAAGAACTGGAGCAGGTATGCCGCCGACGTTTTCTATGTGGCCGATGCAGTCATTAGGCATGGGGCTTTGCTGAACGGTATTGATAATGGACTGTACTGCTACATCCACCGCGCCGTTGCCACCTTTAGCGCCAATGACATCAACCATGACGTAATATTCAGAGCCAAGGTCATTGCGCACTGCAGAGCCGCCATTAGGACGGAACACAATGAATTTATCAGTCAACTTGCCAGTGTCATTCCACACCAGAAGCTGAGTGAGAAACCCTGCTGTAAGGCCGGCATCAACGAATAAGTCACGCACCCGCGCATGCATTGGGGGATTCAAAGTGCCATCTCCTTTTTGATCGCTGCGGTAATGGCATCACGCGAATCCTCGAAGCCCTTATTCAGGAACTCTTTCTGGGCTGAGGCGCGCCGGAAGTTCTGCGGGATGTTCGGGTCATGCACATAAGCGGCGTAATTGGCGGAGTAGCCTACGCGGCCGGTCAGCCGGGTACCGTTTACGCTTAGCTCTCGATACTGGCTGTTCAGCAAAGTGGACGTGTCGATAGGCGTGTATAGTGCTGCCTGAGATGAGCCAATAATCAGCGCGCTCTGCAATGCCCGCACCGCTTTGCGCCCCTGAATGTCACCAATCAGTGCATCGAGATTGCGCTTGGCCTGCTGGATGCCTTTAACCTTAACGCCCATGGCTAAACTCCCGTGATAATCGCCCAGTCATCGACAAGCCGGTCGAAAGTGTCTTCATAACGCACAGCCTGCATCACCTCATCAGCGCCTGCAGCAAGCGGGTCTAAATCAGTGAACACTCCGATCGCGATGTAATCGCCAGTATCAGCGCCGGCGAATTCGGTCCAGAACGTGTTTTTAACTACGCGCTCATTACCGATGCTGCCAAGGCGCTTACTCAAGCCCCCCTCATAGCCGCAATCGATAACGACTGGTGCAGAGAACCCCAAGGGGTCGCCATACTCATTCTGGCCTTCCAGGCGCTTCCAGAACGTTGCTTTGCCGGTGTATGACCAGCGAGCTATCTCTGACATGGTTACGCCCTCCAGCCGATTACAGCAGGCTTCTCGGCGGCTATACGCTTGCAGTTAAAGACCCATTCACCGCTACTGTTCACATAGCCGGTTGTCTGATTTCCCGTTGAAGTTTTCAACCATACGCGCTCGAACGGCTTTGGTGGTGGTGATGGGGGTAGCCATTTCATCAGCAGCCCCCTACCACTTCAAAGAAGCCAACAGAGACGCCAGAAATAGGCAGTCCGCCGAGGCAGCCGTTCTTATCCCATGCCAGCAACTGACGATACAGATAGTCAGTGCCGGCGCTGTCGTAGGTGAATGAGCGTGAAGCACCAGAAGGTGCATGCTGCGAGGCAATCTTTCTGGCACCAGACAGGGCGGCCAGTCGCGCGGCTGCATAGATAAGCATCAGCTTCTGCAGGCTTTCGGAGTAGCCCGCCCCGTCCATACAGGCAGACGTGACGTTAACCTGGTCGATGAGCAACTGCAGGACAGCATCAGGAACCGTGAAGCCCAGCTCAGCCATCAGCGGCTTTACGTCATCCAGCGTGATTTGGGCTGCCATGGTTACTTATCCTTTTTGGTTGCTGCTGCCAGCGCTGCTTCTGCGTCTTCAGCGCGCTTATTAGCGGCTTCCAGTGCATCGGCGTGCTCTTTGTCTTTTGCCTCTGCTGCATCCTGAGCGACTTTCAACTGCTCCAGCGCGTCATCCAGTTTGGACTGCAATACTGAAGCATCGGTGCTGACCGGCGCGGATGGCGTAGCCACTTCGAATGACAGCTTTTCGCCGCCCTTCTCTTTGGATGTTTCAGCCTTGCTCTGATCAATCCACTTCTCAGCGATCGCGCTGTCCACGTCATAAACCTTACCAACCTCCAGTTTCTGGAAGTTGGCACCAGCAAAGAGGTTTGAAGCCAGAATCTTTACGAGTGCCATTAGCTGCTCCTTAAGAGGCGTGGATTACGGAGTATTTGTTATTGATGTCCTGCTTAACCATCAGGCCCATCGCACCCCATGTGCGCCAGATGTAATCGCTGTTGTAGAACTGGCGCGGATCTGCAACGGTGCCGATAGCCTGACCGACAACCGGCGCGATAACGCCTGCAGTCAGCGGAACAATCAGGATTTCGTTACCGGAAAGCTGAGCATCTTCTTTAATCGCAGCGATGCCTGACAGCTTCAGGAGCTCTTCCAGCACGGTACGGGTCGCGTTAACGTCGAAGTAGCGCTCAAGGTTCGACATGATTTCAGCAGACACATACCACGTCTGCGGCGCGTACTGGCTGTTAGTCACGCGAACAACGTCGCGCAGCGCAATAGCATTAGTACGCAGGGCTACCGGGTCGGTGCTTGTGGCGAAGTTGAAGGTCAGCGTCACCTGAGCCACGCGCTCATCTTCTTTCAAGCCCTTCCAGGTCAGGCCGTCGAACTTAACGTAATTGCCCTCTGAGTCGCGGAAGCCGTTGAACATGTAGTCAACGTACTGGCGCTGCACATCTTCCACAGAACCGCGCTGTGCGTCTGCCTGAGACTGAAGCGCTGACGGGCTGTTGAAGATCGGGTCACGCCAGGTGAACTTGAAGCCGGAATCATGGATAGGAACCATGGTGCCGTCGAAGGTGTAGGACTTAGCATCCAGTGCCGCGCCAATCTGGCCGCTCATGGATGTGTGAGCCCAGCCACGACCACCGGTGCGAGCGTAATCGTAACGAGACTGCTCGATGCGCACAGAGCGAGCCAGTGGCATTAGGTCATTCAGCAGGGTGAACTGCGTGGTTGGCTCAAACTGCGCCAGCACGGTGGTATCAAATGCGCGATACAGGCGACGAATGTCATCAACGGCGTTGACAGCATCCAGTCGGCCGGCATCTTCACGGATGCCACGAACGCGACCGAGGAAATCGGCAGCGGCCTGAGCACCTTCGTTACGCGCCATCTGCAGCTCAGCGAATTGCGCCTGGTTAACTTCAAGGTTTCCGGTGCGCTCGCCAATGGAACGGGAAAATACAAACATTCAGGTGCTCCTTACTTGAACACAACGCGAATCAGATCACCCGCCACCGCAGTGACTGGTTTATCTTCTTCGACATAAGCGAATACAGCAGCGTCAGCGGCAACTGCAGTGATGCGGCCATTAGCCACGGCAACCGGTTGGCCTTTTTTGTATGTGCCGGCCGCAGCACGGACATTCAGGAACAGGCCCGGAAGCGGCTGAATAGCAACAACGTTTTCACCAGCAGCAATAGCGTCATCCACGCCCATGCAGCGCAGATAATCCATGTTTGCCACATACAGGATTGCTGACTCAGCGCCAGCTACTGATGCAGTGAACTTGGCAGCATCAAAGAAGCCAATAGTGCCCGGGGCAGTGGCAGCTGCTGCTGCGCCTTCACGGTTAAGCAGCGGATTAGGGAACACGCCGCCAGCGTGAATTACATGCTTTCCATCTTTAGCCATTTTTTACTCCGGCATTTCGCTGAGGGATTGAGTGTTCACCTGATGACGCATACCGCCATTCAGGCCAACAGATGACTGGCACTGTGCGTACAGGCCATCCAGCGCCGCGCCGTCCAGAGCGTTAACCGCCAGATCGTCGAGCTGGAACTTGGCTTTAACTGCCGCGCGCTTGTCTGACTTTTCTTTGTCAGAGTTGGCGTTGAGCTGGCTGTTGATCGCAGTCACTTGGTCGCTTAGCAACTTTGCCCAGCCCGGCATTTCTTCACCGTTGGTTGCTGTCTCTTTGGCCTTCTTCTCATCCGCCTCTTTCTTCTCACGGGCGGCCTTCTCTTCAGGCGTCTCTTGTTTTGCAGCTGCCTTTTCCGCAGCCATCTGGTTGTATGCGTCCATCAGCTCTGCGTCGGTTTTGCCTTCGGTCGGCTTACCAGCTGCTTTCAGCGCATTTACGATCAGGTCTTTCATCGGATCTGTTTCTCCGTTGGTTTTAATTTCGTACTCAGTGGGTTTGCGCACGACTTCTACAGGTTCGCCGACGAATTGAGCGGTGCCGTCATCGTCGATGAGGTACTTCTGTTTGAAATAGCGAGTGTCATCTCGGTAAATAAAACTGTCCGGCCAGACGGTTTCGGGCCAGAGCCAGTTATCGCCATCACGACCTTCACGCAGCCGATCACTGATAGCGCGCTGAATGTCGTCAAAGCTGAAATTGGATGCGTTTGTGAAGAAGAACTTTGTTTTATTAACGAGGCCTTCTTTGGTGCAGTTGGATGCCTCAGATAGGCTGGCTACTTCAATCTGCTGGTCCTCGCCATCAGAGTTAACGAAGATGCCTACACCTTCATCAGGGGTGCCTGCACCGGGCTCATCAAGCAGCACCGCAACATGGTCGAACATCATGTTGGTGGCGATTTCGTTGTACTTTTTGCCCTTCGATTCGCCGTTAGCGGCAATGCCGGAATACAGCAGGCCGGTTGAGATGTGAATGGGTTCGGCGTTGGTGCCGGCTGACATTTCATCTAGGCGATTAATCAGGCGCTTGCCCTTCTCGCTGGATTCGGCATATCGGCGGTCAACGTACATGTCGCCAGTTACCTTGCCATCGGTATGACTCACGTTCTGCAGCCACGCACCTACGTGGTAGTTATTGACTGCACGAACATCCCGGGCCGATACGTGCTTGCCATCCACTTTAGGGTGGCCCAGCGGCATCGGGTTACGCTCGAGCGTGTTATAGGCCTTGCCAATTTCTGCTGCCGGGTACAACTTCCGGTTCATCACAATATCGTCCACAACGGGCGTAATGCCGCGAACCACGATATGTGGCTTGCCGTCGATGGTTTCAGTGGTGATGTTTGAAGCGGAGTTGACGACGGTCAGCACATTAACGCGATTGCGCTTCATGCCGTGTCCTCGTTTGGTAATGGTTAAGCGGCCTGCTGCCACTCCTGACGCTCTTTACTTAGCCTTTCGACAAGCCCTGCGTTAACGACTTTGCCGTCTTCATCCAGGATGACCGGTATCTGACTGCAATAGCAGTTGTAGCGGTTGCCATTAGTGGCATAGAAGGCTTCAACTTCTTCCGTGGTGTATGTCCGACCGTGCCTTGCTGCGTGCCATGAGCGTGTTGTGGATTTGAGCGCAGACAGCCAGAGAACCGCTGTGTTCAGGCCCAATCGCTCCCGTGCCCAGTCTGTTTCCTGCCACTGGGCTTTACGCAGTGCACCGACCTGCTCTGTCTGCGCCATGTTTTTGGCCCGGGCCATAGACACATCCAGTCGCTGACTAACGATCCGCGCCGTTTCGCGTGGGTTAATTCCCCGACCGATCGCATCAGCAATCACGTTAGCCAGGTCACCACGAGCGCGGTCCGATTCAAGAAGCCAGTCGCTGTACGTCGAGACGTAAGCGGCCGCCACCTGATTCTGGTATGCCGGGCTGCTCAGCAACTGCGCCAGCGTGGTCTGTTGCTCGTATATCGGCGATTGCACGGACAGGTTTGTGAAAGCCTGATGTGTGCCGCGCTCATACTCGTCAGAGACGTAGCTCAGAGCCCACAGGTTGTTGCTTCCACCCTCTAGCAGTGCGTCATCAAGGATGATCTGCATACGCTGCAACAGGTCGGCAAGTTGCGTTGCCGTCATGTCGTAGATATAGGCGCCTGCGTTCACCTGATAGATGACATTGCCGTGTACAGCATGCGATTGCTGGTTGCTGGCTCGCTCACGTCCGGTCAGTCGCTCATCGAATAACTGCTTAAGCGACACCTTGATGCGGTAGTAGCGGTCTTCGATGTCGCGGAACATCCGGTTAACCGGGCGAGCTGATTGCGTCGGGTCTGCTTTATTGCGGGGAATTACCGGCGTCCGGATTAACTTCTGCGTCATCACTTAACGGGTCTCCCGGTGGCACCGTTGGCGGTAATTCATTTTCAGGCAGGGGCTCCAGTTCACCAACAGCGCGAATCTCGTTTTGCTCAATGGCCGGAGTGCCGTATGCCTGCTGCGTTTTCTGCGCTACGTCTGCCAGCGCCTGCATATTGGCAATCTTCTCTTTCTCGCTCGGTGCGAGTAGGTCAGACCATGCCAGTGTGACTTCACCAGACTGAGGGGCATCAATGACACCAAGCTTCCAGAATCTCTCCAGAATCGCTTTAACCACTGCCGTCATAAAGCCCCAGCGTCGACCATTGCAGCGCTTAGCCCAGTCCGATTTATCCTCATCAGATGCCAGGCGGCCGGTCTGCTGTCCGAACAGAATGGTGAACGGGCATTGAATTGATGAGGAGAACTCGTTGGCAGTAACCGTCCACGATGGTGACGGGTCGGCGGCTGCAACAGAAAGCACTGAGGGTGTGCCAGCCTGCATTACCAGCGCCGCATCGGTACCGCGATTCATGCGCGCTATTTTGTCGTTCATCGCCTCGCCAATATTGGCGTACCCAGCCTCTTTCGCTTGAGCGGCAATAGTCACCATGTCGGTCTGAGTATCAAAGGCAATGCCAAGCTGCCGGCTGGCGTTCTTCAGGAATCCTTCAGCACTGCCGCCGGAAATCTTCTCAAGGTCGAGAAGCTTGTTATAGCCGGCACGGAGATAAGGCACGCCGGAAAGCATGTTTTCATCCTCAGAGCCTTCACACAGGATGATGACGCGATCCGGATGCACTGTGACGCTGCGAACTGGCCCGTATGTGCCATCGTCGCCAACCGGCTGTTCATTAAACTGGTAGTTAACTGGCTCGCCGTATGTCTCGGACATAGTGTCGGTGTCGAAGTTGCCAGGCTTAATCTGCGACTCCCACGCCGGGATTAGCTTAACAACTGCTCTGTCACCCAGAAGCTTAATCACAGCGCTGTCTACGGGCTCTTTCCACTCGCGACCGTCACGGAACTGAATCAGCAGCGCGGAGTATTTGCCCACCAGGTTGCGGCGGTCAGCATCCTTAACTTTCGGCCAGTGTCGCGCCAGCAGCTTGGTCGCCGCAGCTTCCCATGGTGTCGTGGTAGTCGATTCCTTGTTTTCATCGCCATCGATGATTGTCGGCTTATCAACCCAGCACGAATCCAGCAGTTTGTGCACGGCGGCATAAGCCACCGGGTTGCGCTCATAGGCGCGGTAGTAGCGGTCAAAATCCAGATCGTTGGGATAACCAAACTCTTCATAAAGCTTAGTTCGCTTGGTGTTGCCCTGATGACCGCCGTACAGCATCCGCTGACGGCCCATAGCATCAGCAAGGGCATTAACGAGGAATGTGACCTCGTTGCTTTGTTCACTCACTGATGAGCTCCTTAGAAGAAGATTGCGCCAGGCGTCTGGCCGCTTAATTCGGTCATCGCCCAGACAAGCGCATCAAGGCGGTCAGGCGATTTTTTAGCAGTGGTTGGCACATATTCCATCTGCTGATTTTCCAGCTGATAGAGATTGCCACGATGCGAAACGCGCCCCTGAGCGTAGAGGGCTGAGATTGGTTCAGCGCGGGCAAACTTACCCTTGCTGGCATGAACGCGAATGATGCGGTCACGGAAGCCTGCATTACGCAGCGTTTCTTCAGCCATGTCTCCGCCCTGGTTGGTCTCTATTACAATGGCATCGGCATCATGCTGTTGGTAAGCATCCATGGCTCTAGTTGCCCAGCCATTGGGTGAGTATTTGCCACTGTAATCACCATCAGCTGAGTATTGCTTGCGGTCGCCCATACCATAGGCGCTGGCGGCCACAATGCCTGTCTCATCGCTTTCTGCGCTGTTAGTAGCTTGCGGGTCAATTGCAATAACCGTTCTTGAAAGCGTTTCGCTGATATTGAGCGATCGCGCAGCGGTAATCATATCCTCGGTCCAGAGCGCACCCTCAGCGTTAAATCGACGAGGGTTTTGCATGTACTGCGCTTCAGCAGTTCTCCGGTGAGAGAACAGCGACACACGATGTGATTCATTGTGTTTGAACGGCCACAGCCATCCGTCAGGTAAGCCGTGGTCAATCGGTATGGCGTGAGTATTATCAGGGTACTGCTCAGAGTAGCTCTGGCTGTTATCAATCAGCACAGGCAGGCTCAGGTGATGCCACGTCTCACCGCTGCCACCTCGCAGCAGATAGCCGCTCAGGTCGTGGTAGTGGATGCGCTGCATAATCACGATCATCGGCGTGGTTTCAATCGCCAGACGTGATTTGATGGTTTCGTTGAAGCGGTTATTCACGCCATCGCGAACGGTTTCGCTGTAAGCGTCATCAGGCTTTACCGGGTCATCGATAATCAGCGCGCCCTGCCAGCCTGGCTCCATATGGCCGGCACGAAAGCCCGTAACCTGACCAGCAGCAGATGATGCATAAACACCACCTCCGAACTCGTTCCACCACATCGCCTTACTGTCTGCATCATCACGCAGCTCCATCGGCCACATGCCCTGATAAGCTTTCGACTTAATCATTCCGCGCGCGGTTGATGAGTTGAGCAGAGCAAGGTTGTGCGAGTAGGACAGGTGCATGAAGCGAGCGCGGCTATTCAAGGCCAGCCCCCGGCCCATCATGTTGATGGTTGCCAGTTCAGTTTTGGTGTAGCCAGGTGGAACGTTGATAATCAGCCGGTTAATTTCACCTGTGATAACGCGATCGAGCGTCTGCTGTATCACCTTGTGGTGCGGCGCGACAATCATCTTGCCGCCAGTACGCTGCTTGAAGAAGTATCGGGCGTAGTACAGGCCATCTTCTTCACATTCTAAGCGTCGCGCGTAATTCTTCTGCTCAGCAGTCGTCATCCTCCAACATCTCCCGCCGCGCAGCTTTGTATTCGTCTTTGGTCAAGGCCGCCACTTCAATCGGACCGCCGTTCTTGCCAGTGTGCTCATGGGCTGCCTGCTCTTTAAACGCCATGACGCTGATGTGCTTACCCAGCAGCTCAAGGTTTTTAACCTTATCCGGCCACTTAATCTTCTTGAGGATGTTCTCCATGGTCGTTTCATCAAAGTTGGTGACCGTGGTGAGGATATCCAGGCCGCTCAGCGTGGTGCGCCAGACCTTCGGCCATTCGTGAACCATCTTCAGGCCGCCGTCATCTTTGAGGATGTCGAGCACATCCATTTCGTCTATCTCAACTAAGCGACGCAGCACGTAATCTGCGTTTACCTCTACCCTTTCATTGCGCTCTGATTTAAGGTCAATGATGCGTTGCGCAATGTCTGGTTTTGAGAGGTTTTCACTGCCAATCTTGCGGGCTGTGTTATCGCTGTACCCCGCCCGAATGGCCGCTTGCGTGGCGTTCAAATCGATGAGGTACTCGCGACAGAACATTTCTTGTTTGTCGGTGAGTGCCATAATTACCTTAAGGATTTATATGGATATTATTTTTAAGCTCATTTCTGAATATCATATTTTATCAATATTCTCTGGCGTTATGTCTGCTTTATACTGGCTTTACTCTGCATTTGTTACCTCGAAAGAGAAGCCAAATAGGGTGGTGCTGACAATGAAAGAACCAGATGATATTGTTGATATGCATAATTTTGTTCTCACTGCTCGTTTGCAAGCCAAATATAATAGTCGTGCAGCTATTTGTGCGGCGGCATGCGCCTTATTGCAATTGGCGGGGCTTTAACTACTTTCCGGCACATACTCCATCTTCAACACATCATCAGGAGCCAGGTATACCCAGCCACCATCTTCCCGGGCGATTCCAATGAAGCCGTTAACCACTTCAGGCTGTGACCGGTTCATCAGGCCTTCATGCGTTTCACCGGATTTGGTGGTTACTGTAATGCGGTAGGTTTCTGGCATGTTGGCTCCAATAAAAAACCGCCCGTAGGCGGCTTAGTTACTCTTCTTCGGGCTCATCTGGCTCATTGAATAACCAGACAGGCACTTCAATTCTTTGGCCTATAGTCCATCCCTTTTCTTCAAGGATATCGTCAGGAGTGTCTTCAGGAACATTGAAGTAATACGAGTAGACCATATCACCGGAACTGCCTGAATCCTCCTGCAGTAGGTCTTCGTCAATACCAGCCTCTTCAAGCTGTTCGTCTGTAAGCCCTAAGAACTCTGCTAACTTTGACTGTGACATATGTTCTCTCCTAATGGGTGTGAAATTAGATAAACACACCAACTAGAATATGTACATACCCGGGTAAATAAGCAGTAACGCCAACCAGTTTCGCAACGCTTCACAGCGTGGCTAACCGTTATCCCTTGTCGGAGAGATTCATCATCAGGCGCTCTGGTTAGAAAGCGCCTTGTGATGGTCAGTCGCTTTTTCCTTTAGCAACTTGAGTTACGATCTCAATAAAATCTTCGCAAAACTCAAGACGGTGACCGTGATCGTCAACAAAGTTGTAATCATTAAAATGCTTTAATATTTCATTGGCGCTTTTGCCAACTAATGGAGAGTTAACAATTGATACGTCAGCCTGTTTCATCTTCAAACCTTCAATCAGTAGGTTACGATTCTGCAACTTCCATTTTGGAAATTGCATTCCATGGGGGCGGTATCTATCAGTATTCTAGAGTTCCGGCCTCTGTACACACAGCGCTTATGAACGCGCCTTCCAAGGGGCAGTATTTTGATGTGCATATCAAAAAAGCTGGCTACCCTTATCGCAAAGTCGGGTGATTGAATAACTCGGTTATCATTTGCGGCACTGCTCAATGATGTACTGCTGTAGTGCCGCTATTTTGGTTTGGTCGCTTTTGATTCCGGCTCTGATACCGAGAACGTTTCGTCCAGCAACTGGAGAGAGTTCGACGGTGGTTCCATTGTCCAGGCTGGCGGTGCCGGTGGCTTGCTTCTGACAGTTGCCGGAGACGAGCACCCGACCACCGCGATCAAGCTTGCGCTGCAG